ATCGGCGCGCGCACCATCGAGGAACTCTGGAAAGCCGTCGGCTCCATCTGTGACCTCTATACGCCAGAGGAATGCTGGAACTATCTCAAGCATGCTGGATATGCGCCAGATTAAACGCTCGATGCTCTATTGTAGCCGCTGGGGGATCGGGGTCCAGCCGCAACGGGCGAGACGATCAGGCGGCGGAGGATGGGATCGCGGCAAGGCGGGTCGGGATCAGGGCGTTGATCGTTTGTCGTTGTTCGTCCAGGCGAGCGTTCACCGCCTTCAGGTCGCCCCGCAGTTCGGCGAATTGCCCGGTGTGGGATTCCTGAACCGCCATGACCCTTTCAAGCATCCGAGAAATGCTTTCGAGCGTGGCGAACAGTTCCGCTTCGCGTTCCGGGGGCATCGTGGCTCTCCTTTTCCCTTGGGCCAGCGTAGCTCAACCGTGGGGGGAGTCGATTGGGGGATGGCGCTTATCCCGTCTTCTCCGGCTGCTGCTTGGCCGCTTCCAGGCCGAGTTCGATCAAGCGGCGGATCGCTTCGGACTCGGTGCCGATGCGTTGCTCAAACCGAAAATCGAGAATCGCCGCAGCCAACGGTTTGGGCAGCGAGACCAATTTGCGGACGGTGGTTTCAGGGTTAACAGCCATGCAAGTGATATACGCGACATCACCATTGATCGCAAGAATCAATGGTGATATCACCATAACACCATGCGGCCGAACCGGGTGTTGGAAGCGCCCGGCCCGGCCTGACCCCGAACAAAGGACATGCCCCAATGCCCAAGGCTGAGGATGACTATACCATATGCACGCCGCTGACGGCGGCAGACTTGAGCACCACGAACGGCGAAGAACCGCGCATTCTGGATCTGCGCTTGGCCGAAGCTCTTGGTTTCAAGAAGCCACGCGATATTCGCCCATTGATTCAGCGTCATCAGGAGGCTTTGGAACGGTTCGGAGGATTTTGCCGCACCGTGCGGCAAAATCCTGGACGCGGTCGTCCGGCGACCGAATTCTGGCTGACGAAGAAACAGGCGATCTACATCGCGACCAAGGCCGAGACGGAACGGGCGACCGAGATCACGATCCAGATCGTGGAGGTGTTCGACGCCGTGACCAGCGGCAAGGCTCTGCCGCCCCCGCCGCCCGCCCCGGCGCTGACCAAGGCCGACCTGGACGCCATCGATCAACGGGCGCGGCACGCGGCGGGGGTGGAGGAAAGCCGGGTCCGCCGGGCCTTGACCGACGCCGCCCTGGACGCCCTGCGCCAGGGCAGGCCGGTGGACGCCGCCCTGCGGACCACGCGGGTCAAGCGGTCGGCCCCGCTGGCGCTGCCACCACCGAAGCCGCCCGCCGCGCAGGCGGATCGGTCCCGGTCGGACCTGTCCCAGGCGGCGCGGCCGCTGGCGCTGACGGCGCGGTTCCTGGCGCTGCCTGCCGAGGCGCAGAAAACGTTTGAACGGGTGCTGGAACTGCTGGTCGAGATCAACCGGGTGCTGTCCGACCTGTGGGACGCCACCGGCGAGGCGGACCTGCGCAAGCCAATCGGTGACATGCTGATGGCAAAGGCCGACCAGTGGCGCGCCGGCAACCCCACCTTCACCACCCATTGATCCGGGGGAACGGACAGCATGCCATTCGATGGATCAACGATTCGGACGCGCACCACGCCCGGCCCACACCTGGCGAAGGTCGCCGTTCTGCCCGTTGCAACGGGCTTTCCCGGTGGTGACGCCCGGTTCCCGGCGAACCGTTCCCCGGTGAACGGTTTCCGGTGGGGGGCGCGGTGATGCGGATTCTTTTGGTGGTGCAGGGCAAGGGCGGCGGGCCGAAAACAGCGACGGCGCGCAACGTGGCGGTGGCGGCGGCGGTGGCCGGGCTGCGGGTGGGGACTCTGGACACGGATCCGCAAGGCTCGCTGACCTTCTGGCAAGGCCAGCGGCCCGGCGACGCGGTGGCGATCGCGCACGAACACCGGGTGTTGTCGGCAATCGACCGCGCCCCGACGCCCGACGGCCTGGATCTGCTGGTGATCGACACGCCGACGGCGGTGGAGTTCTTTCCCGTGCCCACGGCGATCCTGTTCGACGCCGCCGATCTGGTGCTGGTGCCGGTGCGGCCCGGCCCGGAGGATCTGGTCAGCATGCAGGGCATGATGCCCTATCTGCGCGGTCGCCGTCGGCCGATGCGGCTGCTGTTGAGCCTGGTCCAGCCGCGCCTGCGCGAAACCGCCGACGCGCGGGAGATCGCCGGTGGGATGGGAACTCTGGCCCCGGTCGAGATCCCGCAGCTGCAAGAGGTGCCGCGCAGCTTCACCGCCGGGCTGGGCACGGCGGAGATCGCCGGGACCCGCACCGGCCCGTTGTTCCGCGACCTGTGGGCCTATCTGGCCAACGAGATGGGGATCTGACATGACCAACGCCCGCAGTTTGGGGAACACCCGGCTTTCGATGCTGGCCGCGCCGCGCGCGCTGACCACCCGCGCGGAGTTCGTGGCCGACATCCGCCGCGAATGGACCAACGCCCTGGAATCCACCGTGCAGGTGGGCCGACGGCTGAACGAGGCCAAGGCGGCGTTGCCGCATGGCGAGTATGAGGCGATGATCGAGTCGGAACTGCCGTTCGGCCCCGCGACCGCGCGCAAGCTGCGCGAGGTGGCGGCGTTCGTCGATGCGGGCACGGTGCCGCTGGACCAGTTGCCGGAGGCCTACAGCACGCTCTACGCCATCGCCACCCTGCCGGACGAGGTGCGCGCGGAGGCGGTCGCGCAGGGGGTGATCCGCCCCGACGTGACCCGCGCGGAGGTGGAGGCGTTCAAGGAGGCGAAGGCCCCGCCGCGCGCGGTGCCGTTGCCCACGCCCACGGTCATCGATGTCGAGCCGGAGGCGGTGAGCGCCCCGGTTGTGGCTGCCCCGGCCTCCCGCCTGTCGGCGGCCTTGGGGCTGCGGTGGCACCTGGACCCGTCGGACCCCGGAGCCATCACGGTGGAACTGGACGGTCAACGGCGCGTGTTGTTCGTGGTGGTGGCCCATGATCCCGCCGCTGCGGCCCTGGTGCGCCATGTGCTGACGATGCACAACGCCACGGTGGCCTGAAAGGTTGCGCGCGGCGGGGTGTCGCGATCACCCCATCGCCACGCGATGGTCTTTCCGGCCGCCGGTGGCCCCTTCTCCGCGTTTCGCGGCCGTATCAGAGGGCGACAGTTACCCAGTCGGCGCAACGCTGACTCGCTGCGTCGGTCCGGCTGGCCCAGGTGTAAGGACCGGGAAGATTGGTTGTGTCATTGCACAGAAACACACGTATGTCCACTTTGCGGACCCTTCATCTTTGGCGGTCGGGCCGCGAAGGGGGTAGTTTGTGCTGCACGCAGCAACAAAAAGACGAAATCGGGAAGGATTGTATCATCCGTAAAGGAGTTGTTAGCAAATAAAGGCAGAAAATCCTAACAGCCTGAGCGGGTGTGTCTGCGGGCTGAAACGCGGAGATTTGCATGTCCAGCCCTGACGCGCCCCTGATGCCCGTGCTGCTGGAGTTTCTGGCCGTGTCCGGAATCGACGGTGACGACGCGGACGCGCGCTCTGGCACGCTGGAGCACCAGTTGGAAACCGGCGACATCCGCACCCCGGACGATCTGTTCGCCAAGGCCCGCTATCTGCAACGCTGTGGTCAGGTGGATCCGGCGTTGATCCCGATGGCGGCGCTGGACACGCTGGTGGCCGGGGTGGTTCGTTTGTTCGGCCCGTCGCTGACCACCCCATCGCTCTCCACGGCGGCCATCGTCACGCCGCAGGCGGGTTGACATGGCGGTGGCTGTTTCCCCTCTGGTCCGGTCCATCGACGTTGAGGATCTGGTGGTGTGGGCGTGCCGCGACCAACAGGCGCTGCGCGACCGATCAAGCTTGCATGTGGTTGAGGCGGCGGCTCAATTCGGCATGCGTTGCAGTCGGCAGCGGTTGTCCGGCGCGGATTTTCCAGGGGCCTGGGGCGTTGACTCCTGCGCGCGGGTGGCCGCGATTGGGGCGGTTGGCACCCGGATCGATGGCAAGGGGCCAACGCGGGGAATTGCTCCACGTCTGCCACCCGACGCCGAAGCGGTGGCGGCCGCCATCGAGGCGTTGCCGGTTGGAGAACGGCGGCTGGTGCGGGCGCATGGTCAGGCAGGCACCCGGCCCGACTGGCTGCCGCTGCTTCAGCCCTTGGTGATGGCGAAGCGCCCCTCGGACCAGCCGGGCCGGTACCGCCATCAGATTGCGGGGGAATGGCAACCCATCGCCCAACGGTCAGAGTTTGCCGCGCGTTGCCTTGCGCGCGGGGAAAGCCTGTTCGATGCGCATGGGCGGCGGCGGCTGGTGGAGGAGGAGAAAGGGTTTCGGTTTCGCGCGGTCGAAGGCGGGCGGGAGCTGTTCGTGCGGTGGTGCCCGGTGGAACCGGAGCACAGCGACGCAAAGGTCATCGAAGCCAACTGCGATTGGGTCGAATGGCACACGGGTTTGAGCCGGTTGGTGGGGGCGTTGAGGGGGAAGTTGATCGCGCATCGGATCACCGGTCTGGCCATTCCGGCCCGCCCATGGGAACAAAAGCCTTGTTAGGAAATCAATCTCTTGACATACTGACCTGGACGCATTGCGCCTGAATGAAGACCCGCTGGCACCCGCCACGCGGGTCTTTCGCTGTTTGGGCTGTCTGGATCCGGTCATGCACGATGATGTTGATACGCGGGGAGCCGTCGTGGTTCCGGCCACTGTGCCGATGGGGCTGGCCGACGCCCTGCCCATCGCCCAGTTGCAAGAGCGCTTGATCGACAGCTTTCTGGCCGGTCGGAAGCCAACCACGGTGGCGGCGTATCGCCGTGATCTGGAGGATTTTCGGGCGTTCGTGGCCCGCCAGCCGGGTGCGGCGGTCTATGCCGCCAGCATCGACCGGGTGGTGCTGGAGCTGTTCGGTCTGGCCGCCGGGCAAGCCAACGCCCTGGCACTGGGGTATCGCGCTGACCTGCTGACGCGCGGGCTGTCACCGGCGACGGTCAACCGGCGTTTGGCGGCGTTGCGTTCGCTGGTCCAGCTCGGCCGGACGCTCGGCCTGGTCGGCTGGTCTTTGGAGGTCGAGAATGTCGGGTCCGCCGCCTATCGCGACACGCGGGGGCCGGGGCACGATGGCGTGATGGCGATCATCGGCAAGGCGGAGGATCGCGGCGACGCCATCGGCGTGCGCGACACCGCCATCGTCCGCTTGCTCCACGACACCGCGCTGCGGCGGGGCGAGGTGGTCTCGTTGGATCATGCCCATTACGACGCAGAGGCCGCGACGCTGGCCATCCTGGGCAAGGCGCGGCGTGAACGGGAAATGGTGACGCTGCCGGACGCCACCCGGGCGGCGCTGGACGCGTGGGTCGGGGTGCGAGGGGCGTGGGACGGCCCGCTGTTTGTCCGCCTCGACAACGCGGGGGCGTTCGAGGGTCGGCTGTCCGGGGAGGCTGTCCGCCTGATTGTGCGGCGGCTGGGGGCCGGGGCTGGCGTTCCGGCTCGCCCGCACGGATTGCGCCACAGCGCCATCACCGAGGCCCTGGCGCGCACGAATGGGAATGTGTCGGCGGTCCAGGGCTTTGCGCGTCACCGCGATCCGCGCGTGACCATCCGGTACAACGACAATCGGGACGATGAGGCGGGGCGGATCGCCAGCTTGATCACCGAGGGCTGACAGCCCAACGGCCTGTTGCAGGGTCTGGAATCACGGAATCGGGAGCTTGCGAAAAGTATGATTATCGCAAGCTCAAGAAGGAGGAATCGGCCATGAAGACGATGGAATCGCCCAGCGTTTCCGGTGCCGTTTCCGGTACGGAGCCGCAGAAACCGGCGTTTTTCGAGGACGCGAAGGGGCGGATGATTCCCGCGCGCCTGGTGCGTTATTCCGACCTCCTGGAGGACCAGTTCGTCCGCAAACTGATGAGCGAGGCCGAAGCGCTTTCGGACACGATGCGTGCGTTCAAGCGCCTGGTGTTCACAGACGTCGATGCGTTCGTCGCGCTGCTGCACGAGAAATACGATGTGAAGTTCGGCGGGAAACGAGGGAACATGACCTTCAATTCCTTCGACGGACGCATGCAAATCAAGGTGCAGGTTGCCGATCACATGCGGTTCGGCCCGGAGCTGCAGGTGGCGAAGGCGCTCATTGACCAGTGCATCACCGAATGGGCGGCGGACACCAACGACAACATTCGCGCGTTGGTCGAGCACGCCTTCCGCACCGACAAGGAAGGGAAGGTCAACCGCGAGAGCGTCCTGGCGCTGCCCAAGCTGGCCATCGCCGACGCGCGCTGGGAACGCGCGATGCAGGCCATCGCCGATTCCATCACGGTCGAAAGCACATCGGTTTACGTCCGCTTCTACCGGCGTGATTCCCAGGACCAGCCCTGGAAATCCGTGAGCCTCGATCTCGCAAACGTGTGAGCGCCCCAGAATGAAACAGAACACAACCAAAGCTGCATCGGTGACGATCGGTGATGCAACGCTGATGCTGGGCGACTGCATCGAGCGGATGCGGGAACTGGATGACGCCTCCGTTTCGCTGGTTCTTACCGATGTTCCCTATTCGAGCGGAGCGACGCGCGAGGCCGGGCGCACCGCTTTCGGTAAGACCATGACGCGGTCAACAAGTGGAAATCCAGATCGTTGGTTTGGCTCCGACAATCTTTCCACACGGGGATTCTTATATTTGCTGCGCGCCTGCGCCATGGAATGGCAACGAGTTTTGCAACCCGGTGGGCATGTTTTGGCGTTCATCGACTGGCGCATGAGCGATCATTTGGCTGACGCCATCGATGGAGGTGATGCTGGGGTGTTGCTGGGCGGCGTCGCTGGTGACGCAATGGAAAGCGCGGACCTGCGTCGTGTCGGGATGTTGGTTTGGGACAAGACCTATTTCGGCATGGGGACATTTTTTCGACATCAGTACGAGCTGATTTACCACTTTACGAAAGGCAAGGGCAGCGGGCCGCTTCGCCGCAACACCCCCAATGTGCTGCATCACCCGCCGGTGCGCGCTGGGTTACATCCAACCGAGAAGCCTGTGGGGCTTTTGGCCGAACTGATCGGAACTGTGTGTCCGCTCCATGAGACTGTGCTTGACCCGTTCTTTGGGAGCGCATCGACCGGAGAGGCGGCGCTGTCGAGTGGCCGTCGCTTCATCGGCATCGAGCGGGATGAACGCTATTTCGAGGCGGGTCGGAAGCGACTGGCCGGTCTGTCCAAGGAGAACGCAGCATGAGCCTGCACATGGATGATTTCGTGCATGGTGTCACCGGGCGCGCCGCAACTGACGGTGTGATCGTCGCGATTGGTGGGACGATGAGCTGGTGGATTGACGCTTTGCACGGCCCTGCTCAGGAACTGGCGTTCTGGGGCACTGTGGTGCTGGTGGTTGGTCGGCTTGGGCTGTTGGTTCTCGACTACCGTGACCGCTTCCGGCAACGCCCTCAGGCCAAATCGTTCACGCGTGAACGCTTCTCCGAGGATGCTCGGCCCAAGTCCTGATCGTGGTGTAGAGCGACATGGCCGATCGGTGGGAACAGGCCCGGGCGGACTACGAAGCCGGGGTCGGCCCGCGCGAGCTGGCCCGGCGGTACGGCGGGAACGCCGGTGGCTACAGCAAGCGGGCGTCCAAGGAGGGATGGACCAAGCCGGGCGGTGTCGAGCCGACCGCTCCGGAAAGGACTGAACCGCCCACGAAAGTGGGCAAGGGCAAGCCGGTAAGTCGGCCCCCCCAGCGTGCCCGGGAAACCGGCCCTACAGCGGCCAAAGCGCCGCCGCCCTCACCCCAGCCACCACCGCGCCACCGGGCGCAGACGGCGGCCAGCGGGGCAGGGCAGGGCCATCCCGGGGACCCTGGGGGGGCCGGGTACCGCAGTCGCGGCGGACGGCCGCGGTTGAACACCGGCTTAGAAAATTTTCGGGGTGAGGCAGCATCAGCACCCCCGGAATCACCCCTGGAATCACCCGCTGATTCCCAGCTGGCGGATGATTCCGGCCCGGTGTCGGGGCGGAAACGGGTGTTCAGCCTGGTCGAGGCCGCCGCCATACTTGGCAAGCATCGGAACACGCTGTCGGGCTGGATTGACGATGGCTGTCCGGTTGTCCGTCGCGCCGATCGCGCCCGGGGCGTCGAGTGGCAGATCGACATCGGCGCGGTGGTGGACTGGTTGCTGGATCGGGCCAGTGAGGATGCCGGTGCTGGCGGTGATTCCGTGGGGATGAAGACGGACGAGGCGAACCGCCGTCGGGCCATCGCCCTGATGATCGCCGAGGAGGTGAGCACAGCGGAGCTGTTGAGCCAGGTGGTGAACCGCCGCGATGCCGCAGCCGACATCGCCGACTTCTGCATCGGCCTGCGGACGGGGTTGAGCACCTTCTGCGCCAAGCTGGCTGGTCGGGCCGCCTCGATGACCAGTCCAACCGAGATCCAGGCTCTCGCCGAAGCGGAAATGAACCGGGTGTTTGACGCTGCGGCTGAGGAACTGGGCAAGCGGTGGACCCATGACGACGGCGGCAACGGCAGCGGCGACAGTAGCGGCCCATGAGGCCGGCTGCTACGGCATCGGTCGGCAAGGTCTGCGAGGCGATCTGCTCGGACTGATCCAGAACACCCTGAAGTTCCGGAACCGGATCACCGGCTCGGAATGGGCGGAGGGCAGGGCGGGGCAGGTCGGTTACGGGCGCATCCCGAGGGGCACCGGGTCGGAAAGCGGCCCTGTGACCCTCTACGGCTACCAGCGCGGTCTGCTGGACGCCATGTGCGATCCGACGATCCCGCTGATCACCGTGCTGAAGGCCGCCCGCGTTGGTTACACGCGCATGGCGACACTGGCGATCGGGTATCACCTCCACCAGGACCCGACCCTGTGTGCGGTGGCGCAACCCACCATCCCCGATGCCGAGGATTTCGGGGCGGACGAAATCGGGCCGATGCTGCGGGACACGCCGGTCCTTGCCGAGCAGCTGCGGACGGTGCGGAAAGGTGAGCGCCAGGACAAGGCGACCTTCTACCGTTTGGCCAATGGCGCGTCCGTGCGTCTGGTCGGGGCCGCGTCCGACGACGCCTTCCGGCGATACTCGGCGCGCTTCCTGTTCGGCGACGAGCTGGACGCGGAAGGGTGGACGCCAAAGGCAAAGACGCAGGGTGACAAGCTCAAGCTGTTCTGGACCCGTGGCGAAACCTTTTGGAACCGGAAGCAAATCCGGGGCGGCACCCCGCTCCTGAAGGACACCAGCCGGACCTGGAAGCTGTGGCTGCAGAGCGATCAGCGCCGCTACTTCGTTCCTTGCCCTCACTGCTCGGCGGCGACCGGTCGGCTGGCTGGCTGGCAGCATCTGGAGTGGGGCGGACCGGACGTCCCGCACGGGGTCAAGTGGTCCCTGGATGAGGACGGCGCTGTGGCGCATGTCTGGTACGTCGGCACCTGCGGCCACCGCATCGAGGAGGGGCACAAGAGCTGGATGGACGAGCGGGGGGAGTGGCGGGCGACCGCCAGGCCCAAACAGCCGGGTCATGTCGGGTTTCATCTGTGGACCGGCATGAGCCTCAACCCGAACGCCGCATGGCCGGTGTTGGTGGGCGAGTGGATCGAGGCACAGGCCGACCCGGCCAGCCTGGTGCAGCCCTTCGTCAACCTGCGTCTGGGCATGCCCTATGAGCCGACCTACGGGCAGCAGATCAAGATCGAGGCGTTCACCCAGCGGATGGAGCCGTACCCGACGGAGATCCCGCCGGGGGTGGTCTATCTGACGGCTGGCGTCGACGTCCAGTCCGGTCAAGGCAGACACCCGCGCATCGAGGTGACGGTCTACGGCTGGGGCCGAGGGCATGAATCCTGGCTGATCGGCCACTGGATATTCCGGGGCGACCCGGCCCAACGCGAGGTCTGGGACCAGCTGGACCGTTTGCTGCTGCGGTCCTTTGTCGGGCCGGACGGTCGGCGGTTCCGGATCCAGGCGGCGGCCGTCGATTCCGGTGGCCACCACACCGCCGAGACCTATGCCTTCTGCGAGCTGCGGCGGGCGAGGCGTGTCTGGGCCATCAAGGGCCGGTCGGAGAAGAACGGCCAGCGGACGCGGGTTTGGCCGCGTCGGCCCACGGTCAAAAACGGGAACACGGTCTATCTCGTGGGCGGAAACGCCGCCCGCGATTTCGTCTACGGCTCCCTGGCCGTGCCCCGGCCGGGACCACGCTACATCCACTTCCCCAGCGATCCACCGGCGGAAGCGGAGCCGCTCGACACCGAGTTCTTCGAGCAGCTGACCCGTGAGCGGCTGATCACCCCCAAGGGTGGCCAGTACACGGTCTGGGACAAGCCGAAGGACAAGGCGCACGAGGCGGGTGTGTGCCTCGTCTACGCCTATGCGGCGGCGGTTGGCCTGCAGACCCTGAACAAGAAGTGGCTGACCGCCCTTGAAGGCGGTGCGGTCCTCCCGCCGCAGGGTCCGGCGGGCAGTGACGATCCTGAGGTAGAGACCGGTTCAGCCGCCGCCCTGCCGTTGGTCGAGCAGACGCCGACCCCGGCCCCGGCGGCCGTCATTCAAAAGCGGGGCCGTGGTCGCCGGGTCATCCGCTCCAACCTGTAGAGGTGTTCATGGCCTTCACACAGACCGACGTCGATGCGCTGAAGAGCGCCATCGCAAAGGCGGGCAACGCCGCTGAGGTCGAATACAGCGACGGCACCCGCACCCGTTTCATCACGCCCAAGCAGGCGGCCGACATGCTGGGGATGATGGAGCGCGATGTCGCCCGGACCAGCGGTCGTCGGCCCAAACGGCAGATCCGCGTCATCACCTCGTCGGGGTTCTGATCATGCGGAACGCCAGCGTTCGCATTCGCATCAAAGGGACGGGCGTTTATGTGGAGCCCTTTCGTGCGCAGGCACAACCGGCCTTCGCGTCGACGGGCCAGGGCAAACGCACCGCCTCGATGCGCCGGGTGTCCGGGGCGGGCCCCAATTCGCTGGTCGGCAGCAACGTTGCTCTGCTGCGCCAGCAATCCCGCCAGTCCACCCGCACCCAATGGGCTTCGGGTCGCGCGGTCGATCTGGCGGTGACGCACACGATCGGCACCGGGATCAAGCCGCAGAGCCTGTGTCCCGACCCGGCGTTCCGTGAAGCGGTGCAGCAACTCTGGTACGACTGGACGGAGTTCGCCGACGCCGACGGTGTCCTGGATTTCTACGGTCTGCAGGCGCTTGCCGTGCAGGAGTGGGTCGAGGGTGGCGAGTGCTTTGCCCGCCTGCGGCCGCGTCGGCCGTCGGATGGGCTGCCGGTTCCCCTGCAAGTGCAGCTGATCGAGCCGGAGCAGGTGCCGCTCGACCATACCACCATCGTCACTGGCGGCAACAGCGTGGTGCAGGGCATCGAACGGGACAGCGTTGGCCGCCGGGCCGCCTACTGGATGCACCGCCAACACCCAGGTGAGTGGGTGCTGGGAAACGGCGATTCCAGCCTGGTGCGGGTCTTGGCCAGCGAGGTCCTGCACCTCTATCACCCGACCCGTGCGGGTCAATTGCGCGGCATCCCCCAGCTGTCGCGCATGCTCGTCCGGTTGAACGACGCGGGCCAGTACGAGGACGCGGAGATCGTCCGCAAGAAAGTGGCGGCGATGAAGATGGGGGCCATCACCCGCAAGCCGGGATCGAACGAGGGCGACCCGCTGGTCGGCGAGGGCGAGGCAGACGCCACCGGGGTCGCCGATGTCGGCATGGAGCCCGGCACGATGCTGGTGCTGGAAGACGGCGAGGATGTGAAGTGGTTCGATCCGGTCGATGTCGGGGGGAATTTCGAGACCTTCATGCGCTGGAATTACCGGGGCGTCGCCGCCTCGGTCAACCAGCTCTATGAGGAGGTGACCGGCGATTACAGCACGTTGAACGACCGGACCTTCCGGGCCGCGTTCAACACCTTCAAACGACGGTACGCCTTCTATCAGCACAACATCGTCGCCCATCAGTTCTGCAGCCCGGTCTGGAGGCGCTTCATTGATTTGGCGCTGATCGCCGGAACCCTCCAGCGCCCGCCCGGGATGACGGATCGCGACCTGTACCGGGTCGCTTGGACGCCTGACCGTTGGGCCTACATCCACCCGCTGCAAGACGTGCAAGCGGTGCTGAAGGAAATCGAGGGCGGTTTGTCCAGCCGGGCCAAAGCGGTGTCGGAGCGCGGCGACGACATCGAGGACATTGACCGGCAGCGCAGCGACGACGCCCGGCGCGAACAGACGCTGGGGTTGGCCCCGGTGGCCCCGTCCGACGGCGGCGACCGCTACCGCGTCACGCCTTCCGCCCCCGCGCCGGAGCCCGGCGCGTCCAAACCCTGAGGGATCCATGCGCACCTGGTACAACATGAAGGCCGTGGCCGATGGCGCGGCGGAAATCCTGATCTATGACGAAATTGGTGCTTGGGGCATCACCGCCAACCAGTTCGTGCAGGATCTGCGCGGCCTGGGAGCCGTGTCCCGCATCGACGTTCGCATCAACTCGCCGGGCGGTGAGGTGTTCGACGGGCTGGCCATCTACAACGCGCTGAGCAAGCACGCGGCCGAGATCGTCGTCACCATCGATGGCATCGCCGCCTCGATCGCCAGCGTCATCGCCATGGCGGGCAAGGACATCATCATGCCGGAAAACGCCATGATGATGATCCACGACCCCTCGGGCGGTGTCTGGGGCACGGCGGCCGACATGCGGCGCATCGCCGACGCGCTCGACAAGGGCAAGCAGGCGATCATCAGCGCCTACCGCCGCTGTGGCTTGGCGGATGAGAGCCTCTCCCAGCTGATGACCGATGAGACCTGGTTCAGCGCGACCGACGCCCTGGAGAAGGGCTTCTGCACCAAAGTCGAGAAGCCGGTGAAGATGAGCGCCTGCTTTGACCTTGCCAACCTCGACCGCTTCCGTCACCCGCCGGCCGCCCTGGTGGCGGCCCTGGCGCGCACCTCTGCCCTCCCACCCTTGGAGTCCTCGATGACCGACACCGCCACCGGCGGCGGCCAAACCCCGCCGACCAACCAACAAACCACGTCGCTTCCTCCGGGTGGCGGTGGCCAGACCGAGGCCCTGCCGGCCGATCCGGCGTCGATCGCCCGCGACTGCCTGGCCGCTGGACTGCCGGAACTGACCCCCTCCCTGATCACGGCCAAGGCGACGTCGGCCATCGTCACCGCCCGCCTCCAGGACGCCAAGACGATCAAGGACATCTGCGCTCGCGCCGGCATCGCCGATCAGGCGGCGGGCCTGATCACCAATGGGGCCACCGTCGACAGCGCCCGCGCCGTCGCCTTCGAGGCGCTCGCCGCCCGCGATCAGGCGAGCCACGTCGACAGCACCCAGAACACGCCGCCGGGCACCAACCCCAAGCCGCGTGGTCCGTTGAACGCCGCCACGGTCTACGACCGATTCAACAACCCGGTCCGGGGGGTCTGACATGGGCATTGTGTTTCAAGAAGGTCGGCACGCTGGCGAGTTCCTGGTGTCCGAAGGCAATGGCAACATTGCGCGGGAGACCGGCACCATCAAGGCCGGGGTGGGTCATCTGGAGGCGGGCGCTGTGCTGGGCCAGATCACCGCCGACAAAACGTTCGTCCCGGTCAATCCGGACGCCACCGACGGCTCCCAGACCGCCAAGGCGATCCTGTTCGCCGGTGTCAACGCCACCACCACCGCGCAGCGCGCCACGCTGATGGTCCGGCTTTGCGAGGTGAACGCCGAGGCCCTGGTCTGGCCGTCGGGCACGACGGGGGCCGAGATCGCGGCCGCTCTGGCCCAACTCGCCGACCATTTCATCATCGCCCGCTGACCCACCGCCTGCCTCTGGAGCCGCCACCATGGCCGAACTCACTCTCGATATCTTCAACGGCGATGCCTTCAGCGCCGCCAGCATGACCAGCCACGTCAACGAGAACGTCCCCTACGTTCCGGGCTATGTCGGGTCGCTGGGCCTGTTCGTCGGTGAAGGCGTCTACACCACCCTCGTCGGTTTCGATGACGTCAACGGCGCGCTGAAGCTGATCCAGTCCAGCCCGCGCGGGGCCGCCCCCAGCCAGTCCACCGGCGAGAAGGCGGCCACCCGTTACCTGGAGACGGTTCGCTTTGCCCGCGAGGCGGTCATCACCGCTGACCAGATCAAGGGCATCCGGGTGCCCGGTACCACGAACCTGCTGCAGACCGCTGAGCGGCTGGTCTATCGCCGTGTCGAAGGCCCGACCGGCATCCGTGCCGAGCTGTCGATGACGATGGAGCATCTCTATCTCGGGGCCATCGACGGCCAGGTCTACGATGCGGACGGCACAACCGTCCTCTGGGACTACTTCACCACCTATGGTGTCGCGCGTCCGGCAACGGTCAATGTGCCGTTCGGCAGCTTCACCGCTGATGAAGCCAAGTTCGATGACCTGTGCATGAAGATCAAGCGGGACGTCATCAAGGCGTTGAACGGCTTCAACCTGGCCGGGATGACCATCGTGGTGGCGTGTGGCGACGATTTCTTCGACGCTGTGCGCAGCAACAAGGAGGTGGTCAACGCCCGCAAGTTGGGTCTGACCGGCGTCACCAAGGCACCGGAGCTGTTCGCCAGCCAGAAGGCCTACTCGTCCTTCCAGTACGCCGACATTGTGTGGGTGAATTATCGCGGGTCGGATGATGGCAAGGTGTCGGTGCCCGCCGACGAGGCCCGCCTGTTCGCTCTGGGGGTGCCCGGGCTGTTCAAGACCTTCTTTGCCCCGGGCGACACCTGGGACACCATCGAGGGCGAGGGCCTGCCGGTCTACATGCTGCAGCGTCCGGAGCGGCAGACGTCCAGCCAACGGGCGTTTGAGGTGCAGTCCAACCCGCTGCCGATGTGCCTGCGGCCGAAGAGCCTCCGCCGCCTGAAGAAAGCCTGATCCACTCCCACCATCCAACCGCGACACGGGCTGCCTTTGGGCGGCCCGTCGCGTTTCTGGGAGGCTTGTCGTGAACGCCATCGACAACCTTGAGGGTGTTTTCCGCCGCCTCGGCGAAGACGCGCTCTGCGTCTCGCCCGGCGGGGTTGAGGCCTCGTGCACCGTTCTGCAGGCGGGCACCCCGCTGGAGTTTCCGGGGCTGGTGTTGCCGGTCGATGGCGTCAGCTTCGACCTGCTGCGCCACCAGGCGACGCCGACGGTTGGCGGTTCGCTCCGGGTCGGAGCGAACCATTTCCTGATCGACACGCCGCCGATCCCCTTTCCAATCGCGGCTGATCCGCAGGCCCTCCGTTGGCGTCTGATGATTGGGTGGGGACAAGCCGCGACGCTCCGCTCTGTCGATGACAGCGGCTCGCCGCCGCGTGGGTCCGCCTGGTCGGTGGCGAGCGGCGCTGAGGCCGGAGTGGTCACGCTGTCGATCGCGGGCACGTTGGCCAGCGGTCGGATTTGCCCGGGTGACGCGTTCCAAGTGCCTGGGCACCCGGACGCCTATGTCGCGGCCGGAACGGTGGTCGCCGTCGGAGGCGTTTTTACGGCGATCCCGCTGGACCGGCCTTTGGCGGCTGCGGTTGCCGCAGGAACCGAGGTCATGGCCTCCTGGGTGCGTGACCAGCCGGTGCGGGCGCTGCCCATCACCGACGCCGCCGGGTTGGCAGGTTCGGTGGTGAAGGGGGCCACCCGGTGGTTGGTGCTGGGCGGATCACTGCGACATCGCCCGAAAGCCGGAGACCGGCTGACCACTGAGGATGGTTCCGTCGAACTGTCGCGCATCGCCACCCACCGCTCCGGCACCACCGTGGTCGCCTGGGACCTGCAGGCCACCTGATCATGATCGATGTTGCCGCTGTACACCGAGCACTCCTGGCCCCGCTGCTTGCCGAGGGGCCGATACCGCCCCAGCGTGTCGGGCGGCGGGGCATGCCATTCCTCCCGCCCAGCGGCGATGTCTGCCACGCGCTAACGTCGGTCGTGTGGGAGCGCAACGGCAAATCCGGTCCGGCGTTGTGGGAGGGGGCCGGCATGCTCCAGATCCTGGTTCGGGCACCGATCGGCATCGATGAGGACGCGCTGCTGGTGGAAGCCGGCAAGGTGGCGGCCCTCTACGCTCCCCACATGGACGGTCCGCCGTTGGCTTACGCGGTGCGGATCACCCAGGTGGCGGTCATGAGCGTGGTGACGCTGTCCAGCGCTGGTGGATCTGCTGACGGAACCGATGCCCCAGGCCGGTGGATCACCGCACCGGTCCAAATCGACTTCCGCGTCGAGCGCGTCGAGACCTTCGCTTCCCCCTGATCCCTTTCACCCGCCGCCAGGCCTGCTTGGCGGCTTTTTCTTGTTGGAGACCCCGATGGCCCAATTGCCGACCCAACGCCCGACTGAAGCGGGCGCTGCCCTCACCTATGCCGCCGCCGACCCCCCTGGGGACAGCTTTCTGAACACCGGCAAGGAAGTCGTGCACGTCAAGAACGGTGGCGGCGGTCCCATCACCCTGACGGTGAAATCGCGGAACGTTGCGCCGGAGGTCCCCGGCTACGGACCCGTTGCCAAGCCGGACCGTGCCGTGACGATCCCTGCGGGTGGTGATCGGTTGATCGGTCCGTTTCCGATCAAGGCGTTCACCGAACCGACCACCAGTCGCGTCTCGATGACCTATTCGTCCACCACCGGCGTCACCACGGCGATCATCACCGTCCGCGACGCCTCCTGAGGAGCTTGATATGGCCGCAACGACCTCAATCGACGCCACCGCCGGGCGTCTGTTCACGCTCAAAATCAGCGACGGCGGCACCCCGCCGACCCTGTTCACCATTGGCGGGGCCAAGAGCACCCGCATGACCCTGAACGCGGCACCGGTGGACATCACCAACGTGGCCAGCGCCGGTTGGAAGGAGTATCTGCCGGGCGGCGGGGCCAAGGAGCTGTCCGTCAGCCTGCAGGGCGTTTTCGACAGCCGGACCGCCGGTGCCCGCAAGGTCTGGGACGCCGCCATGGCCCAAGGCATGGGCGGGTATCTGGAGGCCCAGCTCATCAGTGGCCATGGTGACAGCTTCGTCGGCACCTTCGTCATCGAGAGCTACGAGCGGTCGGGCGAGGACGGCAACGCCGAGCAGTTCTCCTGCTCGATCAAGAGCAGTGGGCCGCCCACCTACATCCCGTCTCCGTAAGGCCAGCCTTTCCCTGACCCGGACCAGGTCCACTGTCGGTCGCAAGGCTGACCGCCCCCCGCGAGGCGTGGGGCGGAGGCGTCCGGGATGCGCCTCCGTCCCATCGCGTTAATTTTTCCGTCTATCCCGGAGATGATTCCACCATGAGCACCCTTCCCCTGTCCGTCGGCCAGCACCGCTTCGACCCGATCGCGAATGAAGGCCGCAAACGCCGTGAAATGCTGGCGGTGGCTGAGCAGAAGGTGGATGAATCCGCCGCCGGGCTGACCGTCGCCCGCAAGGCGGCCGACGCCGCTGAGGAAGCGGCCACCAAGGCCAAGGCCGAACTGGAAGACCTGCTGGCGCTGAACACCGACACTGCGCAGGACAAAGCCGTCATCGCCGCTGCCCAGGCAACCGCCGACACCGCAGCTGAAAGCGCCACCAAGGCCAAGGCCGAGGCCGACGCGAAGACCCAGGAGCTGAAGACAGCGCAGGAGTTGATCGAGACCCTGCGCAAAGCCCTGGAACAGATCGAGGCGGACGCCCAGAAGCGCACGCTGCGCCCGGTCTACATCCTGCGCGTCCCGAATTTCCGCCTGCAGGCGCAGTTCGACCAGTGCTACTTCGACGTTCCGGTTGCCCCCAGCGACCGCAAGCTGTGGCTGGCGATGAAGGCGGTGGTGCAGTCGCGCGGTGCCGAGTATGGCGTGACCGCCGACAGCCCGGACTTCCAGGCGCTCGACAAGGCCTTCCGCGAGAGCGGCAACGCCAAGGTGCCGACGGCGGCGATTCCGCTGTTCGAGGACCTGTTCACCCAGACCTGCGAGGCCGAGGAGGTCCGCAAAGTCCTCAAACAGCGCAAGGCCCACAGCTCCGGCATCACCATGCTGCGCCTGCGCTTCTACGTCGCCGGTCTTGAGGGTCTGCCCGGGGCCGAGACCTTCGCCGTCCAGCGTGGTGCGAGCGGCGACGCCGAACTGGCGACCGAGGAGAGCATCGCCCTGATCCCGCCTTCGGACATCGACGCCATCCTGGCCAAGCTGGACGAACTGGCGACCACGCGGGGGCGGGAGGGAAACTCCTAAGGATCGCCGTCGCCGTCGCGACCGATCCCAAGCGCTTCGACGGCGACTCCACCGGGCCGTGGCGGGTGGGGTCGGAAAGCTACCGCACCAACCCCCGCGACTGGCTGGAGCCGTGGTGCTGGGCGATGCTGCGCCTCTGGCGACTGTCCCAAGGCGGGATGGGGGCTGGCCATCTGCCGGAAGCCGGCGGGACGATGGACCAGCCCACAAAGATGATCGAGGCCTTCGCGCTGATGAGCGCGTTCGAGGCCGAACTGCAGGCCAGCACACAGCCCGGCACCATCACCCGCACCGACATCGAGGACATCCGGGTCGGCATCGACCGGGCGTTGGAACTTTACCCTGACGGGGTGGCCACCGGCCCCTTGCTGGCCGCCATCCAGAAATCACGCAACAAGGAGGCCTGACCATGGCGCGTTCGCCCCTTATCGACCGAGTGATTCGGGTCGTGCAGGAGGGAGGCGAACGCGCCATCCAGCGCGCTCTGGCCGACACGGCCAAACAGGAGTTGAGCCGCGTGCTGGTCGGTGCCAGTCCCGACACCTACGAGCAGTGGATTGACGGCCAAGCGGGTGCCGCGATTGACCAGATCAAAGCGCATGGGGTTGCCTATTTCGAATTTTCGTATTTGCGGACCATCATCGCGTTTGCTGCCGCCCAGCTCCGTGAGCTGTCGCCGGAGGACTTTGTCCACCCCGATCAGCGGGTGTTCCGGGAGTCGCACATCCTGTTCTGCGATGGTCGAGAGGTCGGCACGTTGACCGAAGGCGGCGACACCGCCTTCATCAACCGCCTGCCGCCGCGTTCAGAGTTCGTCATCACCAACGCCCAGCCCTACGCCGGCAAGATCGAGCGGGGGCAGTCCGATCAAGCGCCCGATGGTGTGTTCCGCCTGGTGGCATCGACCGTGTCCCGCCGCTACGGGTCCATCGTGACCAGCCGTTTCCTGTGGTTGCGGATGGAGGGCCTGGAAGAGGCCCTGGGCTATCCGGCCATCGCGATTCAAGCCCGCTGACCGTTTCCACGAGGCATTTGAATGTCCGAAGAGAAAATCGCCTCCCTGACCGTCGACGGGTCGGGCGCGCTCTCGACGCTCGACCAGATCGGTGCCCGCATGGAAGCGGTGGGGGACAGGGTCGAGAGCAACTCCCGCCGATTGGCCAGCTATGGTCGGGAGTTCGCCACGATCGCCCGATCCCTTGGCGTGTACACCGATTCCTGGGAGAAGGTGAAGCGGGTCCAGGAGGCGGCGGCCCGTGCGGTCGATTCCGGTCGCATCAGCCAGGAACAGGCCAACCGCATCATCGCAGAAGCCGAGCTGCGGTATGACGAAACGGCGCGGGCCGCCAAAGCGGCGGCTGAAGCGCAGGTCCAGGCGGCGGCCGAGATGGCCCGTGCCACCGCCGCCACTGCGCAGGGCCTGGAACAGGTTCGGCGTCAATACGATCCGGCCTACGCCGCTGCGGCCAAATACCGGGATGAAGTGGCCCGCGTATCCAAGGTGCTGGAAGCCGCTGGCGTCACCGGCCATGAGTACACCGCCACGCTGCAAGCGGTTGCGGCCGCCCTGGATCCCGTCACGCGGGCCGAACGGCAGCGGGCGGAGGAAACCGCTCGGGCGGCTGAAGCGCAAATCCAGGCCCAGGCGGCGCTCGCCGACGAGCTGGACCGCGTTCGCACGCGGTACGACGCCAGCTATGCGGAGGTGAAGCGGTACGTCGAGGAGATGAACCGCGTCACCCGTGTCCTTGAGCTGGCCAACGTCGCCGAGGAGGAGCGCGCTCGCATCCTGGGCGAGGTGGCGGCGGCCTACGACCCGATGATCCGGGCCGAGCAGGAGCGGGCCGACGCCGAACAGCGCGCGCAGGCGCAGGCGGAGCGTGCCACCCAGGAGATGATCGAGCGGGAGCGCGCCACCCAGAGGGCCGCCGCTGCCCAGGAGCGCTTCAACACGCTGTTGGGGGTCTCCACCGGCGGACAGAAATCGTCGGCGGCCCGCTCGGCTTCTGTGTTTGAGGACGCGGACCGGGAGGCCCAGGCCCTTCAGCGCCTGATCGACACGCTGGACCCGGCCGCCGCCGCGCAGCGCCGCTTTGTCGACCAGCAAAAGCAGCTGGACGAGGCCCTGGCTGGCAACAAGATCGATTCCTCCCAACACGCGCGCCTGACCAAGGCGCTGCAAGATCAACAGGCCGCCTTTTCCGGCGCGGCCCGCAGCGCCACCGCCCACACGCGCGCCCTGCAGATCCTGTCGCCGCAGCTCTCCGACATCGCCGTCCAGGCCTACAGCGGCACCAGCGCGCTGACCATCCTGGTGCAGCAGGGGCCGCAGATTTTTGACGGTCTCATGATGGCTGGCAAAGAGGCGGTGGTTGCCGCTGGCCGCTTCGCCGCCATGGCCGCGCCGGTCCTGGCGATCGGGGCTGCGCTGGGGACAGTGGCTTACGGCGCGGCGCGTTTCAATTCTGACATACGGGAATTTGACCGCACCGCCCGTCTGACGAGCAGCGCTGCTGGCGTCATGTCCGGGCAGTTCGCCGATTTTGGCGACCAGGTGGCCGTCACCGCCGGGGTGTCGCAGGCCTCGGCGCGCGAGATCGTCACCGCTTACGCCGCGACCGGTCGGATCGGTGCCGGTGTTCTGTCCGACCTGACCAAAGCGACCAAGGATTGGGCGCTGCTCACCGGCCGGGACACCGACGAGGCGAGCGCCGACCTGGCCAAGCTGTTCAGCGACCCGGCCAAGGCGGTGGACGAGCTGACCAGCCGCTATGGTCTGTTTGACGCCGCCCAAGCCCGTGTCATCAAGAACTATCAGGCGCAAGGCAACCTGGAGCGCGCCCAGCAACTCCTCCTGCAGGGGCTGGAAGGTCGGGCGGCGGGGGCGTCGGAAAAGCTGACCGCTCTCGAAAAGGGGTGGCGCAACCTCAAGACGGTCGTCTCGGACGCGGTCGATGATTTCGCGCGGGCCCAACAGGGGCCGTCGCGGCAACAGCAAATCCAGCGGGTGCGTTGGTCTCTCGAAGGGTCCGGCGGATACCTGACCACCGCAGGGCGACGGGCCGATGAAGAGGAGCTTGCGCGCCTGGAGCGCCTCGAGTCCGATGATGGTGTCCAGGCCTGGGCGGCCGCACTGCGGGCCGAATTTGTCCGGGCCTCGCAGTCGGTGGAGGAGTTTGCCCGGTCGGTCGACCCGGCGATCGCCGCGCAGCAGGCCTACGACAACAGTTCCAAGGATCTTGCCAAAGCGGTGGAGCTGGGCGTGCTGCCCCAGCAGGAGGCCACCCGCCTGCTCGGTCTCTACCGCCGTCAGCTGCTCGACACGATCGATCCCGCGCAGGCCTTCGCGACGGAGATGGAGCGGCAGGCCCGGCTGATGGAGAAGGCGGCGGGTCGCGCGCGGGACTTTGAGCAGGAGCGGCTTGCGACCCTGCAGAAGCGCGGCGCACAGCCGACCGACAACCTGGCCGACGCCGAAACGACCAAGATCAACTCCGGCCTGGACCGCAAATATGCGGCCGAGGCGGCCGATCGGCACCGCGTGGCGCAGGAAGCGATCATCGACGCCCGGGCGCTTGCCGCCGCCACCGCGTCGCTGTCGCAGCCCGCCATCATCGCCGCGCAGGCCCAGGCCACCTTCTTCGACGTTTTGCGGAAGACAAGCGACTACCGCAAGGCCAAGCAGGCCGAAGACGACGTTTACGCCAAGGGCATGATCGAGTGGTCGGCCCAGGTCGACGCCTCCGTCAAATCGTCCGAGCTGGCCGTGGCGGCCGCGCGCCGACTGTCAGCGGCCCAGGCCCAGGGCGGCGACATCGCCATGGCGGTGGCCCAGGCCCAGAACCTCTACGCCGACCAGGTGGCGCGCGGCGTCGACCCGGTTCGCGCGCTCGCCCTCGCCAATGCCGATCTGCAGAAGTCGCTGGCGGCCCTGTCCGGCCAGCAGGCGGCCTGGAACCGTGACCTCCTCGAGCAGATCACTGCGGCCCGTCATTTGGCTGACGCGGAAGGGGTGTCGGCGGCGGCGGTGGCCGAGGCGACCATTCAGAACCGGGTGCGCGCCCAGGTTTTGAAAGAAGGGGTGCCGATCGAAAGCGAGCGCGCACGGGCCATCGAGGCGGGAATCCGGGCGCTCGAGGCGCAGAACGCTGCCGGGCGGGTGAACTCCACCATCCGACAGGGCAACCGCGACCTTGCTCTGGCCCGCGCCGAGTATGAGCTGCTGGGGGCCAGCAACGCGGAACGGGAGCGCGCCGTCGCCATTCTGAAGGCGACGCAAGAGGTGCAGGACTCCGCCGATTGGCAGGCGGTGCCACAGGCCGCCCGCGACGCCTGGGTGGCCCAGGCCGGGGCGGTGGCGGAGTATCAGGCGCGGGTTGCCGACGCGACCGAGACCAGCCGCAGCTTTGCTTCGACCATCGCCACCGGCTTCGAAGACGCGCTGCTGTCCGGGGCCAAGCTGTCCGACACGATGAAGTCGCTGGCCAAGGACATCGAGAAGGTGTTCCTGCGCGGCTTCGTCACCAAGCCGCTCGAGACCTGGCTGACCGGCACCATGACGAAGCTGCTGTCGCCGTCGCCGGTCGGCGACAGCGCGGTGATGCCGGTCAAGGCCGCCGATCCGGGCGGCAACCTGGTGCGCTTCCAGGAGTTGGCCAGCCGCGCCGGTGCGAGCCCGGTGCCGGTTCTGGTGACGAATGCCTCCGGCTTCACCGACCTGTCAGCGACCAACGCCACCCCCCTGCCGGTGGCGGTCAAAAGCGCTGCAGGGCTGGAGGCCCTGGCGGATCAGGCGGCTGGGAAATACGGTCTCGACGCAAGCCTGCTCAAGGCGGTGGTCACGCGCGAATCCTCCTGGAACCCGAACGCGGTGAACAGCCGCAGCGGTGCGACCGGGCTTGGGCAGGTGATGCCTGCCAACTGGAAGCCCTATGGCGTCACCGATCCCACCGACCCGGCGCAGAACCTGGACGCCGCCGCGCGGATCCTGAAGGAGCATCTGGACCGCGCCGGCGGCGATGTGTCGAAGGCGCTCTCGACCTACAGCGGGCACATCAAGACGTCAGGCGACGCCTACGTGTCGGCGGTGATGGCGACCAAGGGCGCCTACGACCGCAGCACCGCCAGCATGGAGACCGCCGGCCGGGCCACCACCGGGGTCAGCGACGCGCAGGAGCGCGCCCTTCAGGCCCAGCTTGACGCCATCGAGGCCCAGCGCAGCGCCACCGACAGCACCCAGACCCTGACCACCACCCAGCAGTCGTGGGTGGACAGCGCGCTGGGGATGACCAGCGCCACCAAGGACGCCTCCTCCGTCATCGAGGTGCAGAGCCGGGCGGTCAGCCACATCGGCGAAAACGCCATCAGCGCGGCCGACCGACTGTCGCAGGCCGGGGACAGCGCGGCCAGGTTCGGCGCGGCGGCGGCGGACGGGGCCGACAGCTTCCTGGGTGGCATCCAGAAGCTGCTGGGCGGGGCCAGCGATTGGATCAGCGGGCTGTTTGGCAGCAGCAGCGGCAGCGGCCAGCAGCAGCGGGTGATCCGCAACGCCGACGGCAGCACGTCCTTTGCGCCTGCATCCCAGGGGGCCGGCGGCAGCTGGCTCGAGGCCAAGGTGTTCGGCTCCGGCGAGGCCGCGCGGCCCGACGCATCCTTCGTCGGTCCGATGCCGCAGCAGTCCGGGATCGCCGGCTGGAATCCCAGTTGGGGCCAGTTGCTTCAAGGGGTCGGGGGAATCGCCAGCGGTGCCATGATGGCCACCCAGAAGGGCGCGACGGTCGGTCAGAAGATCGGCGGCGGCCTGACGGCGGCGGGCGGCATCGCCGCCATGATCCCCAGTGGGCAGATCGTCGGCGGCGTCATGATGGCGGCGGGCGCGCTGTTGAGCGCGGTGACGGGGGCGAAGGATCGGGGGACGGCCTACAGCCGTTCGAACATCACGCTGGGGGCCAACGGCAAATACGCGCTGGGCAGCTACGCCGCTGACAACAACGGCGATCCGACCAAATTCAACGCCGACGCGTCCAAGGTCGCCAAGGGCCTCAACGACATCATCGCCCGCTTGAATCTGACGGCAACGGCCAGCAACTCCTTCATCGACAGCAAGGAAAAGAGCGCGGAACAGGCCGCGTTGGAGCTGTTGAAGGGCATGCGGTCGGGGGTGCCAGCGATCTCTTACGCGATCGCGCACGAAACGGCGACCAGCCTGGACGACATGCTGGCGCATCTGGAATTCGCGAACGGCTTCCAGACCCAGATCAAGGCGCTGCGCTCCAGCCTGTCCGACCTGGTGGCGCAGTTTCAAACGGGCGTCGATGCGGGGAACAGCCTGGGCAAGACGTTGTTGGACTTTGTCGACAACGCCCAGACGGTCTTTGCGGTGTCGTCTGGTTCCAAGCTGCCGGGCTTTGCCACCGGCACCCTCTCGGCCCCGTCGGGCTGGGCGGTGGTTGGCGAAGAGGGGCCGGAGCTGGTCAACCTGCGCGGCGGCGAGCGCATTTGGAACGCGCGTGAATCGGCCCGGATTTTGGCCGCGCAGGGCGAAGGCCGTGACGACACCATCATCCACCTGCGCGGCAGCGACGAGCTGGCGGCGGTGCGCCGGGCGCTGGGGACGTCCGGTCGGGTCAACCCCGTCACCGGCCTGCTGGGCTTTGACGGTGGCACCGCGTCGGGCAGCGGCGGCGAAAACGCAGCGCATGGCGAAACGTCCAGCAGCACGGCGGGGCGGGACTCCGCCTATGGCGGTGGCTGGGGCGGGTCTGGTGGGCTGGGTGGCCGCGGGATCGGTGCGGTGCTCAGCGATGTGGCCAGCAGTCTGGACAGCGGCCTGGCCGCCATCGCCGGTACGCTGGCCAACTTTGCGGGCTGGCAGGCCGCCACACCCGCCGACACGCAGGCGCAGACGTCGGCCCTTGCCGGGGTTGCCGGGCTTGGGATGACGGCGGTGGCGGCCGGTCTGTCGGCCATCGCGTCGGAGTTGGGGCCGGGGATCACCGGCATGATCGAAGGTCTGACCGGCCTGAAAAGCACCGCTCCAGCGGTGGACACCAGCCTGCCCGGCCTGTCGGGCCGCTCGGGCGGGGCGCTGTCGCCGGACGTGCAGGCGACCGTCTCCCTGCTGTCCGACGCCATCAAGGCCGATCCAAGCCTCAGCGCGGCCCTGGTCGGCGGCATGCGCGTCGGCGGCACCGACACCAATCCGATGATTGGTGCAACCGTGCAGGACATCGTCGATACGAATGGGTCCGCCTTTGGGGTTTACAACGGCGACCATCAGCAGGTGTTGCAGCAGCTGGACGACGCGGCGCAGCAGCTCCTCACCGCCACCGGGTCCATCCCGGCGGTGCTGCAACGCGCGCTCGACATCGCCAACACGGTGGGCGCGCAAATGGGGCTGACGCCCGCCATCTCGACCCGTCAGGCGCAAGTGCAGGCGGCGCAGGAACAGGCGGCGCGGCTCCAATCCAAATTGGACGGGGTCGGGCTGGCGCGGGCGCGGGTGTCGGAACTCAACGACATCGTGGTCTCGCTGGCCAACAACACGTTCAGCCCCATCGGCAAGGATTTCGACACGCTCGCCGCCGACATGCAGCGCGCGTCGGACGCCTACGTCGCCGCTGGTCAGGCGGTGCCGGATGGGCTGTACGGGGCCATGCAGCAAATGCTGGCCCTGGGTGCTGTGAAAAAGCGCCTGCTGGACGAGGTGGCCGGAACCACCGTCGAAACGTCGCCGGAAGAAAAGGCGGTCGAGCAGCTGCGCGGCAAATGGTCCACCGCGTCCACCGATCTGGTGAAGGCGTTTGCGTCGGTTGGCATCGCCGGTGACGAGCTGGCGGCCAAGCTGGCTGAAGGCTATGGCAACGCCCTGCGCAAGGAACAGGCGGGGTACAGCCAATCCCTGGACGTCAACCTGCGCAAGGCCACTGGCCAAGAGGGCTATGACAGCGCCGTCGGCCTGATCGACGCCTACAAGGCGGCGGTGAAGGACGTCAACGCGCTGTGGCCGGAAGGGGCCGACCGCGCGGCGCAACTGGCCAAGGTGTCCGGCACCCTGTCCGCGTCTCTGTCCGGGCTGGTCAAGAGCGGCTCGATCACCGACACCAGCCTGCAAAGCCTCATCGCCGACTTCGCCGCCACGCCCGACGCGGTGGCGGCGGCCACGGCGGCGCTGTCGGACCTGCGGGCCGCCACCGCCCAGGCGACCGCCACCTTCAATTCCGGCGTCCTGGCCCGCGCCCTGACCGCCGTCGGCAACAGCCGGGGGGCGGGGTTGGTGACGCTGAACGAACAGCAGCGGGCGGAGCTGGCGGCGGCCAAGGACGCCGGCCGCGACACCACCCAGCTGCAACAGGTCCAGGCGGCCGAGCGGGCCTCCCAGGCCTTTCAGCTGGCCCAGCAGGATATCTTGGGTGCCTATGATCAGCAGATCAGCGCGCAGCAGGACGTCATCACCTCCCTTCAGGAGGGGGCGGTCGCCGCAGCCACGGTGGCCCGGCAGTTCCGGCAGGCCTTCGACAGCCTGGCGCTGACCGACAGCAGCCCCCTGAGTGATCTTGACCGGCTGAAGGAGGCGCGGCGGCAATTTGAGGCTGCGGTCAGCTCCGCCACTTCGACCACAGCCACCGATGCCGAGCGAGCGGCTGCGCAAACCCAGTTGCAGCAGCTTGGCCCCCAACTGGTACAGCTTGCCCGCGCCTATTACGCCACGACCAACAGCCAGGACTATGAGCGTGTCAGAGCGGTGTTCGATCAACTCGGAACGCTGACCGGTACCACGGACGGCGGCACGCCCGAGAAGCAGCTCGAAGCCGCACAGAGCGCTTTGAAGGAACTGCAGCGCCAGCGGGCCGACGCAGCTGCAATCGGGCAGCGACAGTTCGGTGCTCTGAGTGATCTGAAGAATGTCCTCGACCAGTCCTACGCCTACTGGCAGGCCACCCTCGGACCGCTGCTCAGTCGGACGAATACGACGGACACCCGCCCGCACTATTCCGCTCCGGCAGCCGTTCAGAGTGCATGGGACGGCCTATCCGACACCCAGCACACCGGAATTGCTCGGGCAATGGGCTGGTCAGGCAATCTGGATGAGGCCTTCAATATCTGGCTGGCGACTGACAGTGGCAGGGCGCGGACCTTTGAGGCCTACACCCAACAGGTCGCGGGCGGGCTGCGCTTCAGCGCGTCCGACCGAGTCATGGCCGCCTGGGACGCGCTCTCCGCCGCGCAGCAGGCCGATGCTGCCCGCGAAGCCGGTTATCAGGGCGGCGTCGATGCTGGTCTGAACGCCTGGGCGGCGCTGGGGCACGGGTCGGCGTTGGAAGCCGCCATCCTGGCCAAGGCCAAGGCCGCCGGTATCCCCGGTTTTGCCCGGGGCACGCTCGACACTCCGCCTGGTGCGGTGTGGGTGGGCGAGCAGGGGCCTGAGCTGCTGTGGCAGGGTGGCGGGGCGGCGGTGGCCAGCTCGGCCGACAGTCTACGGATCGCCTCGTCCTTCACCGCCGTCAACGACCGGCTGCCGCTGGGCATCGCAGATCTGCGCCCGTCCAACAGGCTGGACGAAGCCGCTTTGCGCAACCTTGCGGGCGAAATCAGTCGGTCGCGGGCCGAGGCCCAGCAGGACGCCCGCACCATCACGTCCACCATCATCGTGATGATGGAAAAGCAGATCGTCGCGCTGCGTGAAGAGAACGCGGAGTTGCGTCGGCGCGTCGACAAGCAAGGCGCTGAACTCAGGATCGCCTTGTCCACTCCTCAATACGCAACGAAAGGACGCTAACACATGCCCATGTCCAACTATCTCCGGAACAAGTTGCTCGATCACGCCAACGGCAAGACGGCCTACGCCATGCCGACGACCGTCTATCTGGCGGCGCTGACGTCGGCATCCACGGTCTCGGCATCCGGAACCGAGGTCAGCACCACCAGCACCGGCTACGCTCGTCAAGCGATCACGGCGACCATGTCTGTCAGCTCGAACGGTGCCTCCTCGAACGCCACCGCTGTCGTCTTTGGACCGGCCAGCTCCGCCTGGGGAACCATCACCGATTACGCAATCTTCGACGCGGCAACCGGAGGCAACATGCTCTGGTTTGGGACTCTATCGGCGGCCAAGACAATCGCCTCCGCCGATGAGCTGAAGTTTGCCGCTGGTCAGCTCTCGCAGAGCCTGAGCTAACCCATGTTGGGGGCCACCTCGCTTGGTGCCGCCCCACTCGCAGCGCTTGGGGGTGGGGCATCCTATCAGGTCAGCGGAAGTCTGAAGTCGACAGCGGCGGTTGCCGCCGCAGCCGGCGTCGTTTCGTATCGCGGTGCCCCGGTCATCGCGTCGAGTGCCTTTTCGGCTGACGGTATTCGCTCGGCTGGCGCAATGGGCGTCTTGATCGGGACCGGCGTCGTTTGGGCAATGGCGGCTCGGGCGCTCGGCGTCAGCGGTGCTGCCACGACCATGGCGGCCAGCACCGCTGACGCCTCGGTGCGCGCGGGTGCCGCCGTCAGCATCGGCGGGACCTCGACCGTTGTGGCCTCCGCAACGCTCACGGCGGCTGTGGTGGGTGTGACTGTCGGGGCCTCTGGGGCGAACGCCATGAGCATTCGCGTTCAAGCCGGTGTTGGCAATCCCGTCGGCGCGACCGTGACCACCGCCACCGCTGGGAGAACGACCGCGACGAGCGCTGTCCTGACCACTTCCCTGACCGTCATCGGGAATGCGATCCTGAGCGGTGGCGTCAATGGACCGTTGATCGCCGTCAACGCGTTGCAGGGTGTGGCGTCGCGCTCTGCTGCTGGCGGCGGCGCTCTGTCCGGATCACTGATTTCAGCGGTTGCGGTTGGCGCGATGCGGGGCGTCACCGCCGCCAGCAGCGCGGTTGGCTCGGCAGCGGCCATTGCCGGACGAGTGACGGCTGCCAACGGGTCTGCGTCGAGCCTCTCAGCGGTCTACGGCTTCGGGGAGCTGCCGATCGAGCTGCTGACCAACGGACGGCATCGACTCGTCTACACCCTGACCGCGACCATGCGGCAAATCCCGAGGTGGAAAGCATGATTGGTCAAACCGTCGGTGATGCACCTTTGGCGGCATGGGCGGAACGAATGGCAAGTCATGACGCTGTTCTGACCATGCATTCCGCTACTGAGGATTTCGAGACCGGGTTCGGCGAGAGTCCGGAAAACACTGTGTTTCCAGGCACACTGCTCTCGCCGTTGCGGATCGAGCGCTCCCTGATTTCCGGTCTGCTGGGGGGCGCTGTCGCGGTGTCCTATGGTGAAGCGGAACTGGTGGGAGTTGACCAGACCTATGATGACATCGTTCAGGACTTTGACGTCGCCGGTCGACCGATCGAGATCAAGGTGGGCGCTCCGGATTGGGGCTACGCCGACTTCATCACCCTGTTCGACGGCACGGCCTCGGGATGGCGGGCCGATGAAGACAAGCTGATCGTTCAGCTGCGCGGCTGGGAGTTTCTCCTTGAGGTGGCGTTCGAAGGCCGGACCTTCGCTGGTACCGGCGGTCTGGCCGGTACCTCCGACCTGGAAGGCAAGCGGATCCCCGTGGCGATCGGTTGGCTGAAGAACGTCTCCCCCGCCTTCGTGATACCGACCGAGTTGCTGTTCCAAGTTCATGGCGGCGAAGTGTCCGACATCCTCGCCGTCTATGTGCGCGGTGCTGCGCTGAACAAGGGGGCGGATTACCCCACTCCTGAGGCGCTGCGCGCGGCCACTGCTCCGGCGAACAGTTTCATCACCTGCTTGGCCGCAGGCCTGTTTCGCGTTGAATACCTCAACGACCAGGAGAAAGGGGCCGTCACCTGTGACGTGAAGGGCGCTGTGATCGGAGGGGCTTTCCTGGAGACGACGGCGCAGATCATCGGACACATCCTGCGGGACCGTGGTGCTGTGCCGTCGGCCCGCGTCGCCAGTTTCTTCGGCGCGCCGTGGCAGTTCCATTGCCCCATCGGCTTCTATGCCGGACCAGAGGATTCCTCGACCTGCGCCGACGTAATGACCAAGCTGTTGCGCGGCTGTTGCGGTTGGGGTGGTTTCTCCCGCAAGGGTCTGTTCGCGCTTGGTTCGACCCGTCTGGCGACTGGCCCTGCCATCGGCGTTTACGAGGACCCGGACATCAAGGCGGCGGTGCCGGTTGATCTTCCGGAGGAACTGGCCACGCCCGCTTGGCGGTGGCAGGTGGGCTATGATCGCAACTGGACGCCTCAGTCCGCCGATCTCGCTGGTCTAGTGACCGAGGACCGCAAGAAGTGGCTGAAAGAAGAGCGGCGGCTGGCGGAGATCACAAACGCCACCACGAAGAGCTTTTACCAGAAGCCAAGCGATCCGGACCCAATCGAAGGATACTTCCGTGATCGGGACGATGCGCAGCGACTTGCTGTGGAATTGGAGGCCATGTGGCGTTCTCCGCGTGGTCTGTACCGCGTGACGTTGGGCAATCAGTGCTTTGCTCGTGATCTCGGCGACGTGGTTCAAATCACCTATCCCCGCTGGCGGCTGAAGCTCGCCCCCCTGGCCACCGTCGTGGCGATCTCTGAGGACGCGGAAGACGACCAATCCGAAATGACCATTTTGGTGGCCTGATGAACACCGCTTTCAAGATCGGCTATCGCAATTTTGCCGATACCGCCGTTCTGGCCGCGTCCAGCCAGATCGGCACCAAGCCCGTAACCCTGTTGGTCGATCCGCATCCGGCCCGGCGCTGGTCAGCTGGCCTCACCAGCTCGGCCTGGGTAAACCTCACCTGGCCGACACCGGTGACGATTGACTGCGTCGCCCTGATGCGGAGCAGCCTTGGCGACACCGGTCGCTGTCAGGTGACGGCTTCGCACAGCGCTGGAGGGGTGGACCTGTATGACAGCGGCGACGTGCCGGCGCTGGTTGATCCCCGCTTTGGCTACCTGATCCACATCCTGCAGACGCCGGTTACAACCACCACGCTGCGCCTGTACCTGTCGGACCCGGCGGTGCCCGAAGTGCGCGGCGGTCGCCTGTTTGTCGGCCCGCTGTGGACGCCACAGCACGGACCAGCACTCGGGCGAGATTTTGGACGCGCGCCCCTTGCCACGCAGGCGGTCGGCCGTGGTGGGCAGACCTTCATCGGCCGTCGGGCCAATCCCCGGGCAACCTCCTTCACTTTGCCGGCGCTGACGCCGACGGAGGAGCGCACGCATCTGCGCGAGTTGCAGCGTCTTTGCTCCATCGAAGACGACATCCTGGTGATCTCCGACGCCACCGACCCGAACCCGGGGGACGTGAGCCTGTGGGGCATCGCGAAGGATTTGCAGCGCCCGCGCCAGGACAACCACCAACAGTTTTCCGCCACTTTCACGATTACGGAGAGGCTGTAATGCCCATCATCAAGGACAGGGTCAAACAGACCACCACCAGCACCGGGACGGGTACGGTCGCCCTGACCGGGATGGTGCAAGGTTTCCAGACCTTCGCCCAGGCATTTCCCAGCGGCACCCAGGTCTATTACTGCATCGCCGACGGCACCGATTGGGAAGTGGGCATCGGCACCTTCACCGTCGGCTCGCCGGGCTCCTTGTCCAGGGACACGGTTCTGGACAGCAGCAACGCAAAATCCGTTGTGAATTGGGCGGTCGGCACGAAGGATGTTTTCGTCACGCTGCCTGCCGCAGCGGTGGTGGGCGGGCTCTTTGCGAGCGTCGCGGCCAAGGCTGCCGATTACACCGTGTCCGCGAGCGACGCCCGCACCCTGATCGAGTGCACCACGTCTCTGACGTTGTCGCTGACCGCCGCCACATCGCTTGGGGGTGGCTTCACCTTTGGCGTCCGAAACGGTGGCGTCGGCAGCGTCACCATCGACCCCAGCGGCAGCGAGACTGTCAACGGCGCTCTCACCATCACGCTGGCTCCTGGTGACTGGGCGATCCTCACCTGCAGTGGCACCGCTTGGTCAGCGCTCAAACAATACGCGCTTTCAGCCTCGTCGGAGATGTGGTCGTCGTCGGACAAAGAGACCAATCTCACGCTGGCGAATGGCAACCTGACGGCGTCCGTCTCCGGCTCGACCATGCAATCCGGTCGGGCTGGCGTTGCGTTGTCCGGCAAGCGGTATTTCGAAGTGCGACTTGACGCCGCCGCTCCCTCAGGTCTGTCGGCGATCATTGGAATCGCTACGGCGACTGTCGTGTTCAGCAACAACTGGGGACTGGCCGCAGCGTCGGGCAGCGCTGGGTTTGCCAGCGATACAGGGCAGAAACTGACAAACAGCACAGGGGTCGCGTTCGGCTCCACTTGGACCATGGGTGATGTGATTGGTGTTGCCACTGATGACTCCAGTGGTGCCGACGTCAAAATCTGGTTCAGCAAGAACGGCATTTGGCAGGGGGGCGGAAATCCCGCTGCGGGGGCGAATCCAGCGTTCAGTCTGTCGGTTGGCACCTATTACCCCGCTGTGACGTGCAAAAGCGGCGGGCAAGTGTCTGCCCGCTTCACCGGCACGTTATGGTCCTACAGCGCCCCAAGCGGCTTCTCGGCAATCCCGTAAAGAGGTTGGACATGAAAATCATCGAGACGGTTCAGGTGTTTGACAGCGCAACACACCGGCAGGCCGCAACCTTCACCGAGACAAAGCATGACGACTTTATCCTGCGGGTCTGGGATGTTGAGCTGATACCGCCGGATGACCTCGCCGTTGAGGCCGCAGCCAAGCGCCGGTCGGAGCGCGATACGGCAATGGCGGAACCGCTGGCCATTCTCTCACGGCACCAAAATCAGCGTGATTTTGACATCCCCACGACGCTGACCGACGAGCAGGCGATGAAATGGGCGCTCTATCTCCAGGGTCTCCGAGACTATCCCGAGACGGGCGTCTGGCCGAAAAAACCCGAATAGGCCGCGACAAAAATCCAGCCAACACCGCCGCCCGGCCCTCGCCCGGCGGTTTTTTCATGCCCGAAAGGACTCTCGCATGCTCCCCATCGCCACCGTCGTCCAACAGGTCGCCCCGCGTATCAAGCCGAACTACATGGACGCGTTTCAGCAGTGCGACGCGCTGTTCGCGCAATTCGGCATCACCACCCCGCTGCGCATCGCCCATTTCCTGGCGCAGGTGATGCACGAAACCGGCGGCGGCACCGTGCTGTACGAAAACCTCCACTACACCACCGCCGACCGGCTGCTGGCGATCTTCGGCGTCGGCAACCATTCCGCTGCCATCCGGCCCGAGGAGGTGGGCAGCCTGCTGCGCAACGAACAGGCCCTGGCCGAGCGCGTTTACGGCCTGGGCAACCCGCCCAAGGCCAAGGAGTTGGGCAACAGCCGCACCGGCGATGGCTACCGCTACCGGGGCAGCGGGATGCTGCAGACCACCGGCGGGGCGAATTTCCAGCGGATGGGCGACAAAGCCGGGGTGGATTTCTACAACAACCCCGACCTGATCGTCGCCCCGGAACACGCCCTGAAACCGGCCCTGCACGAATGGGATGAAGGCAACCTGAACGCCGCCGCCGACGCCAACGACATCCGGATCATCACCCGGCGCATCAACGGCGGATACAACGGCTTGGACGACCGGCGGGCGTGGTTCGAAAGGATTTACCCGCTGGTCAACGATGACGGCTCCACCCTGGCAGCGGCACCCACCTCCGCCAGCATTGGGGCTGATGATGGTTCTGTCAGATGGCTGCAAAGGGCGTTGAACGCCGCTGGGGCCAAACCGCCCTTGCGCGTGGACGGTGTCAGCGGCCCCGCCACCACCAACGCCCTCCGTGCGTTCCAGCAAAGAGCAGGTTTGGAATTGGATGGCCTCGCCGGGGCGAAGACGCGCGCGGCGTTGATCAACTATCAATCCATCTGAGGAGCGATCATGGAAATCATGTCTCTGCTTTCGGCTTTGCTGGCCGACTATCCCGACCTGCTGACCAATATCCTGTTGGCCATCGGCTTGGCGTCTGTTGCTGACGCAATCCTGCCGGTGCCTGCGCCCAGTTCGCCCTGGTATCGGGCGCGTCGCGCATTGTCAACGTTGGCAAGCAACGTTGGAAAGGCGCGCACCGCAATTTTTTCGGGTGGAGCGTCGGCGGGGGTGATCGGGGCGGCAGCTATTGTTGGTTCGCTGGCCCAACCGATCAGCGGATCGGTCTGCGATGGGCCGCACGAGGCGATCCGGGACGTGCTGGATCGTCTCGATCCAGCTGATCCTGTGGCCTACGCCGCCGGGTTGGCTCAGATCGCGGAGCTGGCCAGCGGCGCGGCGCACCCGGGTTGA